ATTTTATAATAGTAAATAAAATATTTGATCTCATACCTTCTCATTATTTTAATAAGCCTAATATTACTTGGCTAGATCCATGTGCGGGTAGAGGATACTTTCCTATGGTTTTATATAAAAAATTATATACTAGCCTAGCAAGTGCTATACCTAATAATAATTCAAGAAGTAAACATATACTAACCAAAAATATTTTTATAAATGAAATTAATCTTCTCCATAAAAAAGTTCTACTAGAATTATTTGGAGAGAAAAATAATGTTTCATTTAAGAATTTTCTTGATATTTCTCAAAAATTTGATATAATCTATGGAAATCCTCCATTTAATATTAATGGCTCAAGCAAGACTCCTACTAATAAAAAACTCAAAAAGAAACTTGATGGCACTAATGCTTGGGTTCAATTTATAAAGCATAGTATTAACTTACTCAAACCCAATGGATTACTAGCCTTTATTACTCCTTCTATATGGATGAAAAATGACTACTTCTTCCATAGCTATATGAAACAATTTGAAATACTTAAAATAATTACATTAGATAACACACAAACTAATAAAGCTTTTCACGGTCACGCTCAAACTCCTACTAGTCTATTCTTACTACAAAAAAAACCTTCTACCCATAAAACCCTTTTGTATGATAATATACATCAAAACTATATACCATTTGACTATAGTAAATCAAGTATTCCACTTTGCTACACTAGTATAATTAATAAATTTAAGCCTTATGTAGCTAAGTATGATTCGATTAAAGTTATTAAAACATCTATGCGACCTGGTTATAAAGGACTTATAACTGGTCCTAGTTTAAATGGAAAAACAGGGTATCCTAATATTAAGTCTTGTAGGCTTAATGGTCTTAAACCACAATTAGCTGTTAACTTTTCGAATATACCCTGTAGTTATTGTGGTATACCAAAAATTGTATTAGCTCACAAAATGCACGGCTTCCCATATCCTGACCTTGATGGAATGTTTGGTATCTCCAACAGAGATAATTATGTCATTTTAAAACAAAACAAACAAGATTTATTAAAGATCTATAAATTTCTCTCCAATAATTTTTTTGTGAAACTTTTTGAAGCAACCAGATATAGAATGAAATATCTAGAACGCCATATATTCGATTTCATTCCTGACATCTCCAATATACCTAACTTTCCTGAAACTATTTCTCTTCAATCCATTTATAACTTTTTCCAAATTAGTGAGTTGGAGAGAAATTTTATTGAAACACATACAAAAAAACATTATGAATTTTTTTAATCTGCCTTACGCACCATTACAATTCCTTTCATATCTTTCCCAAAGCTTGTCTTATCAACCTTTTTAAAACCATTTTTCCTGTAAAATCGTATAGCTTTCTTATTATTGGAACGAACATCTAATATTAAATTAGTTTTCCTATGCTTCTTCATGAAAGCCTTAAATACTTTCTTTGCCTTTCCATTACCTTGATTCTTATTTACAAGCTGATTAATCTTAATATCTCCTGGTTTTATTTTAAACTTATATTTATTAACCGAAACCTTATATTTAGTATATGTTAATACTACGCCATTTCTGTATATTAATGTTCCATTCTTTTCGTGTTTATCTAAAGTTCCCGTTAAAAATCTAAAGTAACCACGTGGAAATATATTAGGATATTGTTGAAATATTTTTACTATTTCCTTTACTTTTTTAGACTTATTTCCCCCTCCACGTAATTTACGCGTTTTATTTCTTCTGGATCTATTTTTCCTTCTTGTTTTCATATATATTATGTTTTGATTATATATATGAAAAAATCATACAAAAAACGTAGCAGAAAAAGAAGCACCAAAAAAAGAGCACGCAGAGCACGAAGAAGAACTAAAAAAGCTGGCGCTCATAGTGAATTAGCAAAGGCGGTCATGAAAAGGCAATTTCAAAAAAGAGCACTTGACAATTTGAATACTCCAGGAGTAATTAGTAGTCTTCAGGCTCTTCCATTAGATAATCCAGATGCGGACTATGCCGATGCTCTTGTTATGCGCCGTATGAGTAGAGCCCCACAGCATATAGGAATGGCTGGTAAAAGAAAAGCTGCTATAAAAAAATACAGAAAAACCAAAAGAAGAAAAATAGATCATCCTCAAGCTATAAAAATGACTGGCTCTTTCTCCTTAGGAAAAAGAACAAAAGAAGGAGATAAAAGGAACCGTAAAACACGCCGCAGAGCACGAAGAATACGCCGTTAAATATAATAAAATCTTCTATGTGCGTATGTAGGATGGGCGTTCTGTTTAATAAATAACACTTCACGCTCATTTAATTTTCCATAATATTTTATAAATTTATAGATAATTTCACATATCCATATACTTATCACAGTAGCAAGCATCACCCAAATAAAATCAAATACGTGTTGCTGTTGCGACTGGCCGTCTAAACTATGATAGTAAACGAAGAAATACGCTAACCTACCAATTATATTTACTAACACGCAATAAACAAAATAACATTGGACTAGCCTCACATTATATTTTTTAGCTCCATGATATCCAGTAAATGCTATTAACAACGGAATAAGAAAATAGGGCTGATACAAACAATAAATAGCGGAAAAAAATATATCTATACCTGAAAACCACATCACACTTCGTCTATAATTATAAGTTTTAATCATATCATCACTTATATCTAATTGAGGAACAGGAACTTGAGGAACTCTTATAGGAACAGTTACAGGAACAGCTGTAACATATTCATCGGTCTGATTCTTGGGATCATATTCAACCATTTACATACAAATTATACCAAGTTTCTAAGTAGTTTTTGAAAATTGAATAGAAAAATTAGCATAGAAATACTATTACACCCCAGAACAGTTATTAGACATGTCACGTTCTCAATACAAGATAATGAATAGGTTGTTGGCCGCTGCCAGCGAATCACCTCAGCACACAAGAGTTGCGGCAGCTATTTGTCGTGGTAGTAAAATATTAGCTATTAATATTAATAATCATCGTTCAAAGTACGGAAATCAGATTAAATGTTCCGGTCACGCTGAAGTAGCTTGTATTCACAAGCTATTTCCTTATTACTTCCGGGGTAATTTAAAAGGGTCGTGGGTTTAGCAGTAAGAAATTTAGAAGGAAAATGAGAAAATTAACAATTTACATCGCCAGACATCGTAAATCTACTCCTATGTGTCCCGCTCATTCTCAACCTTGTTCTAATTGTCTAGGGGTTATTAAGAAATTAGGTATTAAGAAAATTGTATACGTTGATGATTATGGCGAAGTTAATAAATGTAAAGCATGTGACTATAAAACTGACTATATAACACCTGGATATAAACTATATTATAATGAAAATATTACCCCAGATTAGTTTAAATTACAAAATTAATTAATTTTTTTATATTATATGGCATTACGTAGGACAAAAAAAAGACGCTCCTTGAGTGAAGATGGGTTGAATTTATTTAATTTGTGTTTATCAAATGATTCCGAAGAACCACCGCAAGAAATACAAAAACCGTCAAAAAACTGTTTAAGAGGACTTTTTTACAAACTTTTCACTACTGATTTCGATATAGAATTAGAAAAATCAAGAGACAAATTTAGAGAAGGAACTTGTAGTCTTTACTCATTTTTAGATAATAAATCTGTTAAAAATATACCAAATTTTTTTAACAACGCGGTTGCTAATTTAGTTTATCTAATACTAGTTACAGATGGAAAACTTAATAATAAAAGAAAAGTTCATAAAAATTTATTATTTTATTATTCATTAGCCAATGAAGCTATGAAAAATAACGATCATAATACTGCTGTTTTACTCAGAGCAGCATTAGATAATACAGCTATTAGAAGACTAAAAGTAAAAGAAACGAAAAAAATGAAAAGAATAAAAGAAAAATTTGAAGATATTTACGGTTCTTTTCTAAGCTGTAATGCAAGGCATCTTAAGGCTATTCTCAATAACAAAGATATTAAATATCTTCCTTCTTTACTTATTTTACTTATGCATTTAAATAAAACCAAAGAATACGCAAAATCCTATAGAGCATTAGGTAAATTTCCAAAAGAATTAGAAAAAAAAAACACACAACTTCAATCTATAGCCAATAATTATTACAATGAATATGTTGGTTTTAGAGAAAAGATATTAGATTTATATACCAAAGACCCTCACGAATTAGAACTTTTACGTGATAGCGACAAAAGCAATATTACTACTAAGTTATTTGAATTATCTGATAAGATAAAAAATTGATTTAAATAACACTTAATATTATCCTTATACAACAAATGTATAAAGATAAACCGTTTCATATAGGAACAGTTAGATTTACAAATAAGACATACACTGAAAATATTAAATGGAAAGAGCGAAAAAATCATAAAGGATGTGTTTACGGATTAGATACAAAAATTACAGATAATATAAATAAAGGAGAATACATATTTGTATTAGAAATGAATAATGATAAAAATAAAATAATGGGTATAGGCCTTATAAAAAATGTAACAATACCAATAGAACGCAGTAGAATATATGAAGATGAAATTTACAATAATCACGTTTATAAAGGAAAAAAACATATTACTAGAGAAAAATTAATGGAAATGAAAAGTGATATGGTTTTATTTTTAGAAAAAATACTATTTCATGGTTGTCATCATTTTAAAAGAGGAAATGGGTGCACTATACTAACTAAAGAGAGAATAGCACAAGCAGAATATTATGATAGACCTATTGAAAGACGTGTTTATAGATGTAAAATTTGTGGAAAAAAGAAAAAAGGCCATGTATGTCCCGGAAAAAGAGTAAAATTAGTTCCTATAGAAAAGAAATGTAAAATATGTTTTCAAGTTAAAAAAGGACATATTTGTCCTGGAATAAAAAAAAATTTAATATTATTAAATATTGTTTTAAAATTCTTCTCAAATATATTTTAACTTTCCATAATAGTTATCGTTAACATAAATTAATTTTTTATTTTTTATTAATGGACAAAATAGACCTTGAATATTTTTTGGTTTTTTCATATCCGATTTTATATCTTTAATATTTATTTTGGGAGTTTCAAATATAGCATCTATAATAGTAACTCCATTATTATAAGATTTTCCAATTTTACATAACTGTTTATTACAGTAAACTCTTACTCTTGTAAGTTTATTCAATTCATCTCCAATTTTACTCAACATTATGAATAATTTATGCATTACATCTTTATCAGTCATCATTTTTGTGAAATACTCCTTATACCTACTAGAGCCACTTCCATCACGAGAAGGATAACGTGGTCTAGGACCTATTCCATTAGCAAAACCTGTCATATGATTATAAATGGCGATTGATACTTCTGTATAAACAGCACCCATCAATTCAAATACATCTAGTAAATGCCTTTTTTTATCATTTTGTTTATCTCTTTTTGCCAGAGTTACTTTAAAATTTGTTTCATCTATTTGTTTCATAAGGAATTTAACACGAAGATCTTGATTATCTCTATCACGATTTAGTTGTCTGCGTAATTCACCTAATTCAGTATCCATAAAATGATTTGCTCCTCTATGAAATCTTTCTATTAGTTTAAAGAAACTTGAAAGTTTTATTTGGTTTTGTGGAATTCCATTACTATAATTATCATGAATATCGGAATAACATTCTACACTATCTCTTGTTTCCCACCAAATATAATGGTGGGGCTTGAAATATTCTGACTTTTGATATAGAGTTAATAGACACTCAAATGTATGTTTTTTATGTTGCTCTAGTGGTCCACATATTGCCCTTCTATTAGCTCCATATCCTACGTTTCTTGTATAAGTTCCACCTCCTGTATTTTCACCAAATATAGCTTTTAATCTATCATTCCAACTCCTATAGTCTGGAATTCCTCCACAAATCTGAGCGTTAGGCGCATTTACTACCGCTCCTCCTCCTTGCCTCTGAAATTCATAGAAGTGCGGATTATGAATAACTCCATGAACTCGTCTACCAGTTCTCCACGAAAATGCTACCTTACACTGGGTGCACCACATTTGATCGCATCCTGAAATTTTATAGATAGGAATACCACAACTAGGACAACCCCTAGTCTCAGCCTTAATCAACTTTGCTGTTTCCAGATTATTTGGGTTACAAGTATGTTGTTCGTCCAATTGTTGTTTTGTAAGATCGTCGCTTGTTTTACCTTTAATTTCAAAACAATCAGGACAAACCCACGTAGAACAAACACCACATTTCCAAGATGAAGATAGAAAGCCTTCACATTCGCTTACCGGGCATTTCTTGATAAAGACCTTCTTTTCCTTTTGTTCTCCACTCTTATTGTTATATCGCAAATCATACAATTCATTATTTTTGTTCCTCTTTTTCCGCTCTAATTCATACATTTTTTCTTTTAATACGTCGCGTTCACGATCTAATTTTCTTATATCTTCTTGAATATTTTTCTCTTTTACTACTCTTTCAACAATAGGCATTGTCTCTGGAAACCGTGCCTTTTCTGTATCAAACATCATATTCTTCCTATGCTGTTTATATTCTTTATTATAATATGATTTACCTATTGCTTTTATTGTTTCCTCTCTAGACCAACCTTGTTTACAACCCATACAATGAGAGTCAGTTGCTTGGTCCATTAAATATTTTCTAATACATACTTTACAACTTTCTAAATTACATTTACTACAAATTGTCTTGGAACGAGTTGACTTGTTAAACTGCTCGTAGCAGATGTGACATTCGGTGTTACTTTTAGCTTCTGACATGATTATATACTATGATATTATCCATATATTTTTTATTCAATTTTCATGTTAAATACTTATATTAAACATTTTTCAAACGAATTTAAAAATAAGATAATATTATCATTAAATGACTAGTCTTAGTGAAAGCGTTACCCCTACCTACCGTGTTAAACTATGTGTAACCCCAAATCCACTTACTGCGATGAATCCAGATAGCGAAATTGTTGAATTATATAATTCAAAAATTACAAAATTAACTAATACACGTTTTTCAAATAAACATCCTGATTCAGGATTCGATTTATTTGTTCCTGACACAGTTACTATTGAAGCCAGAAAAATTAAACTTATTGATATGAAAGTTAGTTGTGCTGTTTCTAAAGTTGATATAAGTCCGCTTATGGCGGGTTTACCAGTTAATGAAATCCCATCTCCTTACTATATGTATGCTCGTTCTAGTGTAAGCAAACGTGGAATTATGCTAGCAAATTCAGTAGGAATTATTGATTCTGGTTATAGAGGAACTCTAATGGCGGCTTTCTTTAATACTACAGATAATCCTGTTACTATTGGTAAGGGAGATAGAGTAGTCCAAGTTTGTATGCCTGGTCTAGACTATAATTTTACAGTTGAAGTAGCAAACTCTCTAGAGGAAACAGAACGTGGAGCAGGTGGTATTGGTTCGACAGGAAGATAAATAACACTAAATAAAGCACTAAAAAAACGTCACCATTCATTTCGCCATTCCGTTATTGTATATCTATCACCCATACAAGTATTACATCGACAACATATCGCGTGTAAATTACTCAATTTATCAGAACCCCCTTTACTTACAGGTTTATTGTGACCAACTGTAAAATCAAATACATTTATTATATTATTACACCAATTTATAGTACATTTTCCTTCAAAATTCTTTCCCATATCCTTTAACCATACTTGTTCTCTTACTGCCTTGGGTAAATTTTTCCTTTTTGTAGAAAATAACCTTCGAAACATTTATATTTTATAACTATTTTTATTTATAAAATATAACATATTATAGTATAATGGACACATTTAACCAAAATAAAACATTTGATGTCAATAATTATGAAACTGAAGATTTATTAGGAATATTACATTTAACTGGAAATGCTCCAATTAATAAAGAAAAAATAGATGAAAAAATTCAAGAACTTAAATATAAATTAAGAGCTAATAAAAATAAAGAACAAATATTCAAATTTTTAGAACAAGCTTCTAATAAATTAAAAAAAAAGTTTGATGATTTTAACAAACAAACATGGCAAGAATCATATGAAAATGATGATAGTGAAGCTTCGAAAGTTCTCAGTCAACAGTATCAAAATAATGATACTCCTAATAAAAATCTTATATTAAACCAAGAATCTAACATTATTGGAAGACCATTACAATCTCAGCAAAATAGATTAGCTTTACAAGGAACCGTTCAGGGAGATAAAAATCCAATTCAACGTAAAACAATTAAGAGAATAGTTAATTTTGATTCACATTATAGAGAAATTTTAGATCCTTCTGGGTCCACTTGTCCTGGAGCCGATGCTAATCCTCAGGTCAGACTTTATACTTCCACTAATTATACTGTTAATCTTAATCAACCATTATTGAATGTAGTTGACATTACAGTAGATAACGTTGAAATCCCATATAGTTGGCATGTATTTTCAGAAGATTATGGAACAAATAGATTTCAAATTAAAACAAATGGAAATTTATATACTATTAGAATACCAGATGGAAATTATTCTAGTGCTAGTAGTTTAATTAGCAAAATTAATTCTGAACTTAGTCAACTTAGCATTGGTGGTAGTGTGGGTTCAGATATATGGTTCGATCAAAATGATGTTAGTATTTCTAATAAGGTTGTAATTGTAGTTAAGAATCAGCCATGTACTTTTATATGGTATATCGAAGATGCTGAAGCATCTCAATGTACTGCTCCATTCAGAGAAACTCCTAGTTCTTTATTAGAACCACCTAAACCAGGTGCTAAAATTAACTACAATTTAGGATGGTTACTAGGATTTAGAACCCTTGAACTTGAATTAGACCCCACTAAGGGTTATAATGTTAGAAACAACGCAACAACCAATCTTGAATTAGGACAATTTAGAGCACCTTCAACAATTGATGTATATGGACCAAGATACCTATTATTAACACTTGATGATTTTAATAATAATAAACCCAACAAGGACTTAATATCTCTTATTGATAACAACAGTAATAATTTTAAATTACCTGAATATTATAAACCACAAACTATGAATACATCAATATATGTTAATGGAACGGGACTAAATTCTAATAAAAAATATCAACCAGGACACGCAAATGATCCTAAGTTTGAGTGTGTAGATGTAGCGGGTCCACCTACAGATAGAGGATGCGCTGAAAATGATATTAATATTGATCTTATCAGTAATTTAACACAAAGACAACAATATTCTGTGGCACAAATGATAGCAGCAAATACTACTAATAATAGAAAACCTAGATATTCATCTCCAAATTCACCAGATATTTTACTTAGAATACCTATTAATACAGCCCCCTCTAATGCCAATCAAATAATTTCATATAAAAATGACAAACCCGATGAAACAAAACGCATCTATTTTGGACCGGTTAAATTGAGAAAATTTAATGTTCGTCTACTAAACGATAAAGGATTTGAAGTTAATCTTAATGATAGAGATTGGTCTTTTTCTCTTATTGTTAATCAACTTTATCAATTTTAATGATGACAGCAAGTTAATTCCATAAAATCGTGAACTGGTCTCTCAAATTTTTGCTCGCATATACATCTTCCACACCAACATATTAATAGTGTTAGACAAGGAAATCCTATTACAAATGGCAACCACGCTAATAATACGGAGTGTTCTGGATCTCCAGGCCTAAAATCATTTGCCAGAACAAGTATAACGAGAAATCCACAAAACCAACTTAAAGTAATATATGAAAATACACTAACTATTGTATGCATTATATTTTTTAAGCAATAACAACTACAATAACATAAACAACCTTTTATTTCATGATCTCCTATTACATTTCCCGTCTCATCTACGATTCTAATAGTATTTATTACTCTAGTATAATTATTGGGTAAAATAGAATTCTTATTTAAATTTTGTTTTCGCCACTCCGTCTGTCTACATATAGGACACCTATTAGCCATTCCTTTTTCACACATATTTAACATACACTGGTTACATATGTGAATATTTTTACATTTTTTACATTTTGTGCTATTTTTTACTTTTTTTTGACTTAAACAAATGGGACAATCAAAGTATTTAGTTATATAAAACATAATATCATGCGTTTGTCCGTTAAGTTTTTTAGGATAAATACTTCAATTTTCAACACATTATACAACAATCATACATATTTTCTCTTGGTTTTGGTCTTCCACCACCTATTTTTAAACTAAATTCATCCGTAATACTACTTTTGAATGCTGTTAAATCTTCACGTTTACTATATAAATGTTCTGTGAATTTTTGTATCGATTCAAATGTATTTTGACCGGTTTTTACACTTATTTCCGCATATAAACAATTTAAATCTTTAGCAGTAGCTTGTGCTTCATAATCATTTACTACACGTAATCCATCTACTTTATTTCCTATTATCATTATTGGATAATCCTCCAAAGCATTTTTCTTTAATTCATTATACCAAAAATGAATCCTATTGAATGACCTTCTATCACATAAATCAAACATTAATATAGCTCCTCCTACATCCTTGTAGTAAGTTCTTATTAAACTTATGAAATTCTCCTGTCCTGCTGTATCCCACATTTGTAACTTTACCAAATTACTATCTCTCATTTTTAATATTTTAGTGCTATAATCTACCCCTATTGTAGCGTCCACTTTTTTATTATACATATCATACACTAATCGTTGGGTTAATGCTGTCTTACCTACCGAACACTCTCCTACCAATACTATTTTACAACTATAATCATACGCAAACATAATATATTATGTAAAAATATTTTTTTTATATAATATATAGATGTCAAAAAATGATAAAAATATTAAAGATGGATTTAGTGATATTAAAAAAAGCGAAAAAACTATATGGAGAGCAGACCAATTTGGAAAAAGAGTGGTCGAAGATCTACAGAGTTTTATTATTAAATCTCAAATCGATAATCAAACCTATCCTTCTTCATTCAAAAAAAATACAGAAAAACATAAAGCACTCAAAAAAGAACTTATAAGAAGAATTCTTGTATTTTATAAAACAGGAAAAACATACAAATATTCTATTAGAAAAACTATCAAAAAAAATAAAGGTAGAAATATACAAAAAAAATTAGAAAAACTTAGCGATAAAAAATTAGAAAAATTATTTAAATCACTTTTAAACAAAAAAACTAGAAAAAAACGAAGAAGATAAGTTTACCCAAATAATAATTTATCGACTTGTGTTCTAACACAGAATATTCGATGAATTATTATACCTATTATGAAGCATACAAAAAGTATAATACTGAATTCTGTCTCCTCCATTATGTAATACTGAATAAATTTTGCTAATAAAAATGTAAGTAAAACATCTATAATCGATATATTAAATACTCTATATGAATGTAGGCCCTCATTTGGTTTTCCTAAAGAATCTTTATATTTACAAAAATACCACATATATATTAATACTTTACATTAATTTGTTTTAACAAAGCATCTAACTCACTCCACTGTGTATCCATTAACTCTATCATGCTCTCACTAAAATCTTGGACTTTCTTTAGCATCTTCTTTTTGATTCTCACTAACGATTTTGTTTTTTCTTTAATAATAAGCTGATTTTCTTCTTTTGTCACGTCAAAACATTCCATATTTTTGAGTATTAATTTACACAAATTACAAGCCATTAATATCTTTTGTGGATTATTTCGAGCATTATGGACGTATACTATAGGTTTTCCACATACAAATTCCAATAATAAATCACTCTTTGCCGCTATTCCATGATCTGTAGCACATAATATACCATACTGATATTCATTATTATTTTCCATATCTGCCTTAAATTTCTTAATATCACGTTTTGGAACATTTCCTTTAAACTTTTTAGAATCTACCATACCTACATACTTGTCCCTTATAATGAAATCTCCTCTTCCTCCTTGTGCGTGAGTGTCTTCTACCATCGCCTCTGGAAATAAACGCAACAATTCATTAAAAGTCCAATCTTCTCCTTCTTGTCCTTTTTTTGTTGAATTTGAAGACATCATTACTATTTGTTCCATTTTACTACGTAATTCATCTAATTTCTCCTCATAATTACGCCTTATTTCATCTTTTTCTTGTATAGACTTTTGCTGCATATTTAATAGTTTCTCATTATGAGAGGTATTTTGAGATATTCGCGTATCTATTAATTTTTGCATACTACCTTTTGTGTCTTCCAATTGGTTATTTAATTCTTCAAATTTATCATTCCAGTGCTTTTGATACTTAGCTTTGGTTTTTTCAGTTATATCATGACTCATTTCACTCATTTCTTTTACGTGTTCGTTCTTTAGTCCCCTAATATCTTCTTTCAACTTGCTAACGGTTAAATCTTTATTTAAAATTTTCTCTTCATATTCGTCCTTTAATTGTTGCATTAATTGTAAATTTTGTCCTGATTTCATACTAATGTAACGATTTTTACCTTCTTTCAACATAAAAGAACCCAAACTTATGGCATTTAATTGATCTTCTGTAGATAACATCATAAACTCTTTTAAGCGTTTATCATCTAAGGGAAACATAAATTCCTTCAATTCATCCATATCTTCCTCCATTAATTTACTATTTTCTGCATAATCCATTTATATTTGCTCTTGTTTTTTCTTTAAGTATTTTATATGAATGCTTTAATTACCGGATATTCAGCCATTAAAGGGGGATATAAAATTTATAAATACGCTAAAAAGTTTAAAAATAAAAAGATAAGTACTTCTAATATGGAATTAGCTGGAACACGAAAAGAACGCAGTGATATGATATTAGAACCTCTTCAAGTTATGGTTCAGTTATCTTTACTTGCCTATAGTCCTCTAGGGACTAAGGTATCCGTTAGTGATAATATTTTACATTTACATCCTCCAACTTGGAGCCAAGGAATATGGAGATGGTATAACAGTGATTCGCAAAATGATTTATACTATCTCTTTCATGCCATTCGCAGGTATTACAAATGGTATAAAAATGATGAAAACAATAATAAAATCTTTACATTTATACTTACTAATGCTGTTAGAGGTATTAATAAACTTATTGAAACATATTCCCAAACAGAACAAACCGCCATTACTCATACTTTAGCACTTTACAAAAACGTATTAGAATTAGAATCACCTGACCTTTTTAAAGATACCACTACAGAATCAATTAATATTGATACAGTATTTGAAAACATCAAAAATATTTATGATAAACGTCTATTAAAAATTATTTACAATTCATTACTTATAATGGATGATGAAAATACAACGGAAAAGCAATGTGCTCTTTATTTAAATGGCTTGCTAGAAATGTTACAACCTACTAACGAAAATATTCGTGGATGGATTAGAGAGAAGTTAACTTGTTAATTTCCAATTTAAACCTTTTACTAATTTTCTTACTCGTTTTAAATGATTATATGATGTTACCAATAAAACTTTACACTTGTAATCCTTTAAAATATTTTTACTATATTGTATATTCTCCTTCGTAGTTAATGATTTAGACTCACATATTACCTCTGCCTTAGGTAACACATTTAATATATATTTTTTCATTACGTAAGCCTCCGTATGAGAAACATTAGCTATGTTTCCACCACTAACAAGAAAAATATCATTTTTATTATAATTGTCTATTCCTGTGTCTAATCTCTTTTTTAATATTTTTGAGGGTTTTCCAGAAGACAATAACTTATTACCCAATATCAATATGATTTTCATATACTATAGTATTTTATTAATTTCTTTGATAAATTCCTGTTTACTTATTGAATTTGGACCTACTGTATTATTCAATTCCCATATAATATTTTGATATTTCACTACAAATAAGTCACTATTTTTTTCTACTTTTATAAAATAATGACTCTGTTCGCTCTTATCTTCTATATCTTTACTAATAACTCCAGCATATACTCCTACACGTCTTAGAGAATAATCTGGATTTTCACCCTTTTTTACAAATTTAAACCCCTTTGGTTCTAATTTTTCCGGCATTTCCCGTGCATAACCTTTATTGACCCATATTTGAAACACACACGGAACATCATAAGGTTTTCCATTTGCTAAAAACGCATCTTTACCTACATCATCCTGATATTCTAAATGATAATTAGCTGGAAATGTTTTTTGATAACTATCTTTTTTAAAGCTTTTTGGCAATATAAATGCGATTGTTTTTGTTCGCTCACAACTAGTTATATGTTTTATAAACTTGCGAGCCAAACTTGATTGACGTCAAAAAGGAGGATTTCCTATAAAATGAAGATTATTTTGAAAAGCCCATAAATCAACATCTAAGAAATTCATCTGATGTATACCTTCGCCTTCTGGCTGAATATCAAATGCTATCAAATTATACATATGTAATGGAGAAGTCCATACACCACTTCCAGCACTTGGCTCTATAATTAGATCTTTATTTCCCAAATAGGGTTTAAATTTTTCTATATACTTACCCACTATACTAGGGTTAGTATAGAACTTGTCAATTGTATTTCTGTTTTTTCCGGTTGTTTGTTCCATAATTATTTATTATAATATAAATAATTATATTTATTTCAATTTTATTTCACTACTATATTTATATGGGAAGTATATTCTCTATTTATGCTGTTTTATCCTACAGACTTCATAAGGAAAATGAAATGAAAAATACATATACCTTATTAAAAAGAAAGTGTAGAAAAAATAATATATGTAATAATGTAAGTAATGGGAAATATGTTATCAAAGTTTTGTCACATGTTAAGTTACCCTTTCAGGGTGTATGAATTTAATAAAACTAAGAAGGTTTATGACGAGCTATTTACCGATGAATTCGATGC